ATTACAAACTTTAATTAACAAGTTTAGTCACTAAGATGGAAAGCAAAGTTTTATTAGCACTAATCAAGGCATTAAGCCCTTTTTTAGTATATTTTAAGGGAGTTATAGATGGTAGTAAAAGACAAAAGAGTAAGCAGATTAAAGCTGAACTTAAAGAAGTTGTTAGGATACAAAACATTAAAGAATCTAATGAGGGTATTAGTGATAGCGATTATCGTAAGTGGTTGTTGTCCAAATCAAAACAGAATAAAAAGTAACTGGGATTATAGCGACCCTGCATTATTAGAACTTAACCAACATAATAGAGAAGTGTTTAAGACTTCTGTAGAGAGCGAGGAATAGATGATTGACTATAAAAAGGTTAAATATGATATAGAAGACCCTTACAAATCAATAAACGGGCAAAAGGTTAATGTAGGATGTTGTTCTTCATCTATATCAGCTACTTACAAAGATATAACTGTAACATCAAACAGAGAGAAGAGCCAATGGAAAAACAAAGAAATATGTAATGAAATACTAGAGTTCTATTTCAACGAGGATAAAAATGAATAAGATTACAATAATGAGCAACATACTAATAGCTTTAACAATAGGAGGTTTATGTTTAATATAGATAAAAACAACTACCCAGTAGGTACACAAAGAAGTATTGAAGACCATTTCTATGTAATAGTATCTAAACTAACAGGACATACATATAGATTCTTTGATAAAGAAGATTGGAAAGCTTTTAAATACTACTTAAATATAAAAAGACTATACGATTATGATTTTTGGGTTGACGGAGATTTAATACCATCATCAATGGTGGCAAACATACAGGAGGTTAAGTGATGGCAAGATTAGAAGATATGAATGTTTTAGACTTTTTTAATATGGATGAAGATGCAGATTTATATGGGGTCGATGAGGGCAGTAATATATGGAGATTTGAAAGAAATAGTTTTCAAGAAATAGATGATAAGGAATGTTTTAAAATATGGGTTAATGGGTTTAGTCAATATCCTTTGAGAGATAAGATTTTCACAACTTTAGAAGAAGCAGAACAGTATGCAAAAGGGGAAAGATAATGAAATACTTTAAAGAATCAGAATTTACAATGGGAGGAGAGCCTTGTTTTGACAAGATGAATCCTATTTTAATAGAGCAATTAGAATATTTTAGAGGGTTTGTAAAAAAGCCTTTTGTAATAACTAGCTCGTATAGAACTAAAGAATATAATAAAAAAATAGGTGGAGCAAAGAAATCACAACATTTGTTGGGTAATGCAGTTGATATATCTACTAAAGGTTGGGGTGGTAAACACAAGGCTAACCTAGTATATATTGCTATAAGTAATGGGCTTTCAGTAGGAGTGTCTAAAAACTTTATACATATAGACTATAGAAAAGCAGATTCAAGTTTATGGGGTTATTAATAGATATTAGACCAGTTCCAAAAGGAAGACCAAAGGCTAGAAGAAATGGCAAGTATATAGTAATGTATACACCAAGTAAAACTAGGCAGTTTGAAGAGGATTTTGCTGAAAAGTGCAAAGGCTATTTTAAAGCCCCTACAAGCAGTCTAATTAAGATTGATATAACATTCTACCTAAAACCAGCTGAAAGCTTCTCTACGAAGAAGAAACAAGCACTTTACGGCAAGTATTTTGATTTAAAAAACATTGATATAGATAATCTACAAAAATCAGCCTTTGATGCCTTGAATAAAATTGCTTATGATGATGACAGCCAAATAGTAGATGTTCACGCAGTAAAGAAATATGCAGAACAAGATTATATAGAGTTTGAAATAATAGAAATAAAAGACTAGCCAATTAAGACTAGTCCTCTATGAAAAAAACTTAAACGGAGGATTTCGCCTCCATCTATATTCTAAAACTATTAATTATTTATTGTCAAGTGTTAATCCAAGTTTTAATACCTAATACCAATAAAACCATCATAGCCGTAGCAAAACCTTTTATAAAGACATCTGCAAATTTATTAATAACTTTATTATTTCCACAATTAACTATTTTGTCTTCTTTTATATGCTCAATTAGGTTTGTTTCTGTGTTACTAGACTTAGCTTTTATTTGTTTTACTTCTTCTACAAGTGCGGTTTGACCGTTAGATACAAATAGCCTCTTATAAATCTCGTTTTGTTGTTCTTTTATTTCTTTAATTTCTTTTAGTATCTCTGCTGACATTTAATATAACTCCTTGCAATTTACACCATATTTATTTGATAGCTTAGAAGCTTCTGCATAACTCATTTTAGCAGGTTCTATATAGTGTCCCTTTTCTATTAGCCTAATTATAGTACTCTTGTCAATATAAAAAGGCTCGAATTTAACATATTTTTTACGGTTTAATAACTGGAACATATTTTTAGCATAACATACATTGTGATATCCAAAATTTCTACTAGGATATATAATAGCTTTTCCTGATGTTAATTGTCCTTTTGTTAGCATTGCTACATAGTCAAATAATGAATCAGGCTTACCGTGTATAATAAAAGGGTTTTTATAATCTAATATAGGTTTTAATTTAGTTCTAGGCTCTTCTTTATAGAATGCTATTGCTGATAATAATAAATAAGGTAATAATATAAGCTCTAAATTATCTCCACCTAATAAGTCATCTATTGTTGAAGCTGTAAAAAAGCATAGTGTTAAAAAGATTATAGAGTAATGTTTGTTTTGTTTAATTTCAAACAAGCTCCAAATATATAAGAATAAGCCACCAAATACTAACCAAAAAAACATCTCAAAAGATGTTGAAAACGAAATCCCAACATAAATCATTAGCATTGATAAATAAAATTTAAGCCTTACCATATTTGTTTTTTGCAATCTTCTTTAAAGTTCTTATAGTTGTTTTTCCTGAACCAGCAACCTTTCTACTCTTGTTGTAACCTATCTTAGGCTTTTTTGCAACAACTTTCTTTTTAGTTGGTTTCTTTGTTGGTTTTCCGTATCCTTTTGGCATTATTCTATCTCCATAATTGTAGTGCATAATGTTCCAAAATCAGCACCTATTAAATTTTTGTCCTTAATAGCATTAAAGACAGCTAAATCTTGTGTAGAGTCGTGGTTTTCAATTAGAGCTTTAGCACAATTTCTTTTAAGTTCTTTTTCGTTTAAATCTTCTTGCCCTGTATCTATAATTGATTGTCTGTTTACACTACCGCAACTAACTAACACATTAACATCTTTTAGAACACAACTACCGTCACTTAGTAAATTAGATTCTAGTTCTTCAGGGTCTGTCCCATCAACTATAGCATTAACATTATCTGTGGCTCTTGTAGTAAGAGTTTCTGTAGTAGAATCATAATAAATAGGAGTTCCTGCATCTGATAACCTATACTGACTAGCAAATAATGCTTGTGTTATCTCTACTGCATTGTTTCCATATTCTTTTAATGAATTTGGTTTGTTGAACTTATCCCAATATACCCATTTAGAATCTGTTTTAATAATTATAGTTGTTCCCGCTCCAATTATAACATCGTTTTCTATATTAACTGGTTCGTGTGTGTTTTCGTCGTATTTTTCAAGTCCTTTATCTGTTTTTATATATTTCATTATGCTATCCTCTCATCTCTATATCCGTTAGTAACAATTTCTATTGTTGAAAATGAACCTACCGTTTTATATTGTATTTCTGAATTAACATCTGTTGTTAAGTTAATTTGTGTTCCCATTTTTGGTAGAACATTACCTGTTGAACTTTGACTTAGACACGAACAAACCTCTTCAAAATCTTCTAAAGATTTAAGGTATAAATCATTCGCTGTTGCAGCGGCAAAATTACCAGCAATAATAGGATTTAACCTAACATCAACTACAATGCCTACTGGAACTAAAATATTTATTTCCGTATAAGATGATGAATTTGCTAGAATAGAGGAAAGCACAGCATTATAAGATACCTTTATAGCACCACCCGACTTCTCTATTTGAGTAAATGGTATAATATCTCCACTTGAATCTGTAATAAACGAGCCTACTCTTCTTTTAGCTCCTGCTATATTAGAACCTGTAGAATCATCAAATATTAAGATGTTAGTCCCACTGTTGTAGTCTGCCCAAGTATGTATACTTGAACTACCTATACTTGAATTTTCTGAAAATGAAATTTCTGCTATACCTACAAAAATAGCTCCATTATTAGATGAAATTCTTATTTGATAATATAGATATCCTGTTGAGTTTGTTAAGGCATACTCTGTAAATGTTAAGGGGTTTTGATTAGTTTGTGTGTCTAAAATAGTCTCTTCTCCAGCGAAAGCACCCGTATTTGAACCTTCAATAGTCCAGTTTTTAGGACCCGCTCCTGCTGTATTTAGATATGAAAGTATTTTATAAGCCTTGTAAACTTTAGAAGCTGGCAAGGAAACCCTTAAAAATCCTGTTGTTGTCCCGTTATTAGCAACCCATCCATTAAAACCACCACTTATATTACCATCAAAAGCAAGATACGGCTGTAGTTGTGCATTAGTTGCACTAACAGTGTACCCTTGGTCTACATTCGCTGTTAATACTGGAATATCACTTACAAATGAAGGAGGAGCTGAGCCACTAGCCCAGTCAGCATCATCTGTTATATCTAAGTCTGTTTGTGCAACAACTATATTTAATGTATCATCACTAGAACGACACCTTACTGCACTTACATTTATTATACTATTAGGGAAGGTTGCATCATTACTAGAAACACCACCATTTATATAGTCTTTATAGAATCCAGCACTACCACCACCTGAGGCTACATCATTTGCATATTTAGTTGTTGATATTGCAAGGTCAGTCCCTCCACTAGGTTGGCTAGTTAGTCTTGCTACATCAGCATTAGCACTAATTTCCAACACATCACCAGCTGTATAATTGATAGAAGCCTCGTCAGAATCTCCAAATACAGCACCGAATCCATCACCGAATTTAATATCATTTGAGCCTAAGTCTACATCTGTTGTAGCCCCTGTATATGGCACTAAACCACTTAAATCTTCATCTCCTGTATTAGTTCCTGAAGTATTAGCTAGTCTTGTTATGTCAGTATCGTTTGTAAATCTATTTGTAGTCGTGTCTGTTATGTCGTCAGTTGTATCGATAGTTTTGTTAAAGAAGTCAGTTGATACACTCAAAGGACTTGAAGCTGTCCCTAGTCCGTCTAAACTTGTATCGCTTGTTACACTTGTTAAAAAGTTACCTGCTGGAGAAGATACTTGGCTTGAACTTGTACCTGTCAAATCAGTAACTTCAATAAGCTTCCAGTTACCTGCTGTATATTGATAAATTACTTTTGTAATACCAATAAATTCAGGTAGCAATGAGCTAAACTTACCTAAGCTAACATCGTTTGTTGTCACTGCTTGTATATTAGATAAGCTATTATCTTGATGTTGCCCTTGTACGTGTATATATCTTAAATCTTGAGAAGGTGAATCTTCTGCCATAGGTATAGCAATTATAAATTCATAACCATAAAAGTTATTAGACATTAGTGTTTGTTGCCAAACTCCACCCGTAAATTCATTCCAATAAGGTCTATTACCACTTAAAGGAATAATATCCGCTTGTCCTGAAATAAAGTTTACATCACCGTCTGCACCGTCTAAATAAAAATTAGTATAAGTACCAGTTGGTAAAGCATTATTTTCAGTTGGTAAATCTTCATCATATAATAAACAAGCACTTATAGAAGGTCTTCTATCCGCTGGTGTTGTGCTATCTAATACATAATCAGCTAATGAACCACCACTATCTCTAAATGTTCCGTTTACTTTATGATTTTCTCTGTGTGATTGCCAAGGCATTAAACCGTGAGATTCTCTTAAATATACCCAATTTGCATTAGTAGGGTCATAAAAAGCAAAACATATTAAAAGATTAGAGTAAATAGTTTCACCAAATCCACTAGATTCTAAAACCCAGTCAATAGTTGTTCCGTTATACATTAAGAAATAAGCATCGTTTGTATCTGTGCCGTGTGCTGGTGAAGTCCAACCGTTTATAATAGTTGTACTCTTAACACCTTCATAATAAGCATTTACTGTTCCTGTTAAAGTTACAGTTTCATCGCCGTTACCTGTAATAATAACATCTTTAGGTTCTACAAATCCAGTAGGTTCTTTTGTAATGCCTAAGTTATATGCTTCAAATCTTGCAGTGCTACCATTCCATTTAAGCAAATCGCCATCAACTGGAGTTATAAATACATCACTTAATCCTTGTAATCTAGGTGTGATATATGGATTAACAAACAATACACCTTCTGTTGCGTGTTCTCTCATTACTATACCAACTCCAACTTGAATCTCAGGTGAAGTGGGTCTTGTCCCCGTAAGGTTACCGTCATCTCCTAACCAAGCAATAGCTCCCTCTGAAATGCCAGAAGTATCCATATCTCTTACATATCCGAAAGTAGTAACATAACCTTTTTGATTATCTGTAATGTTCTCTGTAACAACCCCAATCACTGAGGCTGTAGTTAATGAATCTTTATCAGCTAACTTAACCAAAGGATTAGCCCCAGTTGCTCCACTTACATAAACAGCTTGCCCGTTATTTATTTGTGAACCTTCATCGTTAGTTGCTCTAATAAGGTTCTCTTGTCCTATTTGTAAATTAACATTACCACCTGGCATTCCTAGTTCAAGTGTTCCATCATCTCCATTCCAGTGTAATCTACCTTCTTGGTGTAAAACTGAGGCTATTAAGTTAAAGTCTATATATTTTATATCTGTTATTGCATTATTGCCATAATTAACATCACCTGCATAAGTATCACCAGCAGTTCTAGCTTGCTCTAAAGTAGTCCCGTGAGGATTGACTGAACTATCAATGTGTGAGTCTATTTCAAGATGAGTATAAACCCCTATATCTTGTAATACTAAATGAGATATACTGTTTTTAAGGAAATGTATAGTAGTATCTTCTATATGAGAATCAATTTGAGGATGAGTTGCAACACCGATATTTATTAATTGTGTATGGTCGTCTGTGCCACCACCTCCACCAGCATTTACTCCATCAACCAACTCTTGCATAAAGTTATACCACTCTTTATCCCATAAGTTAGTGTCATCGGTTATTTGATGGTTGAAATCTGGTATTTGAAGAATCATTTTATTTTCCTTCTAATTCTCTTATTTCTAATCTCCAAGCTTCTCTTTCAGACTTAATGGCTTCCCAATCATCACTAGGATAACCTTCAAAAGCTTTATTTGATTGATAGTCTGTATTTATAAGATTATCTTTTAACGCTAATATTTTTTCTTTTTTTATTACACTCTCAGGTTTATCAGGACACTTTTCAGTTAAATAATAACTACCATCATAAGATGCTTTTACATCTCTTTCTTCAAAGCCTTGTTTGGTTTTGTCATTACCTAAATAAACTTCTGCACATAATCCAGTTGTTTCGTTAATATTTCTTGCTAATCTAATCATTATTCGCCTCCTTTAAGTGGTGTGAAGTATCTATAAGTCCAACTACCATTAGTTGTTAAAGTTATTGTATCCCCTTTAGAACAAGGTACAGCCCCCATTTCTGTAGTCGGAGTGTTATGACTTGCTCCATTAGCTATGTTCTGCGTTGTATTTTCTACAAAACAAGTATTTGCATTATTCGCTTTAGCAGAAACCCAACCGTTTTCTAATGCTACATAAGATGTTACTGATAAAGCTATTGCATTGTTATGGTCTGGCATATTTCTATCTATTGTGCTTTGGTTATCCATAGAAAAATTAACAATAGAATCTTCAATAATATCTGAACTTCCATCAGTTGAAAGTAATACAACTAATCTTTTTCTTGGTTCTACGATGTTAGAGCCTGTTTCATCGTCAAATATATAGAATGAAGAAGTAGCATCATAAACAGCCCATAAATATATATCAATACTTGTTAAACTTGGTGCTGTTCCTGAAGCCCAGTTAGCATTAGTATTAATATCAAAATCTAAAGTCTCTGATACAATTATATCAATCTCATTATTACTAGAACGAGCCTCACAAGATGTAATGTTAATTAATTCATCAGGAGTTATGTCGTCAACCGTAGTTACCGCACCTGTAAAATAGTTTTTAGGACTAACTGATATCTCTTGCAATGCTTCATTAATAGCCAATGGAGTCACTGCTTTTAGTGCATCTGTTCCAGTTATAACATCAGATGCTGTTGCTAATGTAACCACACCACTTTCAGTTGTTGTTGCATATATCTTAATATCGTTAAATAAAGTAGCACCTGTAAAATCCACATCGTCTTCGGTTGCTATTACTACATCGTCAGAATCTGTTAATACTATCTTATAGACTATCTTCTGCATATACATTGTTGGAAATCTACCACTTGCATCTGCTACAACTGGATTACTCAACGGGGTTACTAAGTCCTCATCGCTGTAAACTGGCTGTGCATCAGTAGTTCCTGCATCGTAGAAGTTTAGTTTACCACCGCTTAATGGTTCACCGTTACCGTCATATTCTGCTTGAAATGGGTTATTATATTTAGTCATTTTATCTTCCTCTCAATGGCTGTGTGCCGATTATAAAGTCTGTTTGTGTAGGAACACTAAAAGGGTTATATTGCATTATTTGCTCTACCATTGGATTTAATCGTGGTAATTCACTTTGTCCTAATATGTTTTCACCAATAACTCTTCTAATGTCTCTTTGTTTTGCTGTAATGTTTTTGTCTATTTTTGAACCAACTACTGAGCCTAAAGACTCTAAAGATTCTCTTCTAAATGGTTGTCCTGCTAATAAAGGTTCTTTACCAGTTAATTTTTTTTCACTTAAAGCCGATAGTTTTCTTAATCTATCGTTTTTAACACTTCTTAAATCTATTTCTTTTATAAATTTATTAGCTTTATCTGACCCATAAATATCAATCATAGCTTTTCTATTTTTATTAGTAAGTAGTCCTTTAGCTTCATTTCCACCAAGATTACCTTTTAAATCGTCAATAGACTCTAATAAACTATTAGCTCTTGATGAACTTCCAAAGTTTGCTCTTACTTTAGCATATTCAGGAACAGCCTTATCTAGCTTTTGAACAAAGGCAGTTTTTATTTTCATTAATTGACCTGTCATTGGGGTAGCTTTTAATGAACCAAACTCTCCTGTTTTATAAGAGCCGTTAATCATATCATCTAATTGCTCTTTAACCTTTTGTGCAACTCCTAAAGAGTTGTCTTTTAATCCAATCATTTCATCTGTTAAATCGTCAGCTCTCGCTTTCTTTAAAGCCCCTTGTAATGTTTTGTTATTATATACATCTTCGCCAATAGGCTTGTTTTTAACTTTCTTAAATAAGTTACCATAATTTTCTCCAGCCTTAGCTTTAGCCTTAGTTATATCATCAAACCCTAGTGTTTTCTTAACGATGTTTTGTGTATCATAAGCACTATTGTTTTGAGCTGTTTTACTCATTTCTCTAGCTGCTTTTGCAACTTTTTCATCCGCATCAACTGCATTATATAAAGCTCTTATACCTTTATCGCTACCAACTACATCATCAATATTTAAAGAACCTTTTGTTTCTTTTAACACTTCGTTTAATGCTGCTTTTGCTTTAGGTGTTGTTCTTTCAAACAATTTCTTAACACCTTTAGTTATAGGAGAGGCTACACCTTTTGCAGTTGCTACTAATGGGGGTATTGCTCCACCGAATAAAGCCCCAAGTTTTGCATCGTCTGTTGCTGCATCAAATCTTTCTTCTATACTTCCTTCAGCTCCACCAAATCCATATAAACCTGCTACACTTCCACCTACAGCTGAACCTCTACCAGTATTTAAAGCTAGATTACCTGCCTTTGCTAATAAATTTGCTCCTTGTGGTACTTTTGTCATTGCTAATGAACCTGCTACTTTAGGTAATGCTTTTGCTCCTAGTTTTGCTAATCCACCTACGCCTAATAAAGCTCCGCCGACTTCTCCAACCATAGCACTCTTAGGGTTCGCTCGCCTTATATCTTCTTGTTGTTGTCTGACTTGTTCTATTGTTAAGCTAGGTGATAATGCACCTATAATTTCATCTCCAAGTCCAAATGTTGCTGATTGGAAAGCTCCTTGCAATGCAGACTGACCTTTGCTTACATCTTGATTTGCTAATACAGCTCTATCACCAGCTTCTATCCCTTTTTGTTTTTGTGCCTCTGTTAATGGTTTAAGTGGTTGTTTAGCTCCTACTTCATAACCTTTAGATGTTAATACTGAAAAAGCCTCGTCCATAGAAATACCAGACTCTTTAGCCTTTTTTAAATATAGTTTTGCTTTATCATCTATTTGCATTATAAACTCTCCCATAAATCAACTGCTTCTTGATTGGTTGGCTGTTCTGTTTCTCCAATAGCTCTTTGTTTTGATTGAATGTCTTGGTGTTTCTGATTAATAAATGCAGTTAATGCCGCCATTTTCTCTCTAGGCGATTTGTCAGGGTCACCCATTGTCGCTTTCAATGTCTCCCCCTCTTGAACTGTAAACGCTGCACCAAATGTTGGTTTTAATAATGGTAAGACTTGGTTATTAATTATAGAGACAAACTCTTCTCTTGCTAAAGAACCTTCAGTTGGTTCAAGTCCTGCTTGTCTTCTAGTCCAATCAATAGCTTGGTCAGCTTTAGAATATGTTGCTGTTTGTGCTAATTCTCTTAATCTATCTGTATTCGCAATAATAGATGGCATATTAGCTTCCATTGTTCTTAATTCGTTTTCAATAGTTGCTTTTTCAGTCGCTAATGATTTCGCTCTTATTAGCTCAGGAGCTGTTTCTTGTTCAATAGCTGCTTTTTGTCTTTGTAAATCTTCTTGAAGTTGTAGCAATGCTGGGTTTCTTACACCTAATACAGCGGCTTCTTCTAATGGTTTTTGTTCTATTTGTGCTTGCCCTTTACCAGTAGAGGTAGCATAAGATTGACCTCTTAATGTATCAAATCCTTTAGCCTGTGTTTTAGCTCTATCTAATCTTATTTTGTTAATTTCTTCTTCTGATACTCCAGCTTGCTCTAAAGCTCTAAGGTTAGATGAAAACTCTGTATTTGACATACCAGAAGCTCTACTATCAGGACTCATTGCTGACATTTGTGCTAACATAGGCTCTAGTTCTTTTGTATACTCAACAGGCATTCCTTCTATATTACCGCCTTGGTCTCCATATTGTTTAAGAAAAGATTTATACATTGGTGCTTTTTGCTCAGGAGTTGCTGATTGTATTGCACGAGACATATTACCAGCTACTGTTGTATCTCTTTGTTGTTTTGCTATAGCTTGTGCTTCTACATATCTTCTTTGATTTTCTGCTTGTACTTGTTCTTGTTGTTGAGCTTGCTGTTGCCTAACTCCTGCTCTTTCATTAGCAAGTCTAGCATCGTCAATTCTCTTTGATTGTAATTGTCTAAAAAAAGGGTTGTAAGGTGCTACCATTTTATTTCTCCTTTACCGCTAGTTCGTAATTAACTGCTAAATATCCGTTCTTTTCACCCACCGCTTCAGGTACAATCTCTTGAACCTCTTGAGCTATTAAGAATAATTGAGGTTTTTTATTTAAGCTAGGGTCAATTTCTATTGCTTTATCGTTATAGTTACCTACATAAACACTTAAGCCATTCTTTAGTTTAGCTATTGGTTTAAGATTTTCTTTTAATCTACTATCTGAAGCCATTTGCATAGCTTTCATAGCCATTTCTCCTTCAGCTTGTCCGAAAGTTCCGTAAGCATCAGCTCTACCTGCTCTTGCTTGACCTACTCCAATTCTAGCATCTGCTATTTGTCCTGTTAATCCAGTTTGTCTATCTAATGCAGACATTCCATAGTTAGCTAAGCCACTTAAATCTCCTAGATATTGGTTATATCCTTGTCCTGCGATGTTTTGACCTATACCTTGTAGTTGTTGCATTGCATAACCTGAGTTTAATGCACCTTTACCAGCCAACCCTTGAGTTGCTGTATCTACTCCTGATTGTATTTGATATTGAATATCAGGTCTTTGCATAAAGTTTTCATAACCTGTGTTGTCTTGTCCTAAAATAGCTTGTTGCAAGACATCAAAGCCTTCTAAACCTGCTTCTTTAAATGGATTGTATTCTGCTTTTTGAGCTTCAAACATATCTTGAGCCACTTTTTGACCTTTTACTTGTTCGTTTGCTCCGAATACTGAACCTAATGATTCCATAATTATCTCCTTATCTCGTAAAGCTCGAATCCGTCTCTACTACCTGTTTTTTTAAAGCCGACACATCTTGCCAACATTCTTACATTTAATTTATCTTTAGGAATACCACAAACAACCCGTGGAGTTTTGTTTTTCAACATCCACAAGATTCCTTTTTTAATTATATGTAGTGATTTTTTTCCTCGATATTCTTTATCAAAAGTGATGTGTAATTCCCAAAAGTCTTCTCCTGTTTTGGCAAAGTGCATTAAGCACTTATCATCACTTATAAATATGTTAGGATACTTCTTCCAAGATTGCAAGCTTTTTTTTGTAAAGCCATACTTTTGAACTAAGTTTTCATAGTCTTCAAAATTATCGTGTATTCTTAATTCCGTCATCTTCCTATTCTCCCCTCTAAAAATGCTCCACTTATATTTATTTCAGTATCAGAAGAACCTTGTATTCTATATATTCTATAACGAGATTGTCCTAATCGTCTTAATAAAGCTCTTTTACCGTATTCTCCAACCTTACCTATACTTACTTGTCTGTAATTGCTCCATAGTTTACCACCATCATCGCTAAAGTCCATTGTTAAGTAAGGAATAGTATTGTCATCTTTACCTAGTCCTGTATCTATATCTATTAATAGTTTATCGTGTATTAGTCGTTTATCATCATCATATATAATAGGAAATACATTTGTCCATCTAATCTTCTCGTCATCTTCAGTAAATATATCTTTAGACTGACTATATAGTTTAGGTAAGTATTTATCACCAGTTATCACATTGTTATTTACATAAGCAACATTAGATATTCTCCAATCGTTCTTTTGCCAAGACTTTCTTTCGTGCCAAAACCCAGTATCAAAATCATATACTAAAGTTATCTCTTCTGGTATTGTAAGAACATAAAAACTATGACCGTATTGCTCATAAGTAAAAGCAAAAGCCGAACTTAAATCAAATTTACCTAATTCATTATCAATAGCATCTGTTGAAATCTTAACCGCGTTGTATGATTTAGCAGCATATACTGAACCACTATCTCCTACCCATATTATTGAATTATCAATAGTTGCAATAGTATCCTTAGCTTGGCAACCTTGTTCTATCGCTACAGAGCCGATTCTAGCATAAGGTAAAGCTGTATCTCCAGTAGGATTCCATATTTCTATGTTTCTCTCTCCTATAAGCCACAATGAGCCACTATTAACCTTACAAGCTGTTAAATTATCAGGGTTCCCCTCTTTACTTGCAAAACCTAAAGCAGTCCAATCTAATGGGTCGCCTAATTCACTCCAAAAGAACTGTTGTGTATCTAAGTTAGAGACTATTATTCTTTGAGTTAGTGAACATATACTTGAACCAGTAGGGAAGTCGTTATCTGTTACTCTTTTAAATACTTCTGTAGTTTCGTTATATACGAATAGTTGCCCGTTTGGTGTAAGCACACATACAAACTCATTAAGTTCTGCAAATTGTACTCTACCTGTGAAAGAGCCTAAATTACCTATATATGTTTGGTTTAAGTCAGCATCAACCTTTATAAATGAGTTCTGCCCTACGATATAAGTAATATCTCCCTTTTGATATAAATTATCTATTGAAGGTATCCCAGTTATATTAAGATGTAGCTCTTGTCCTGCTATCTTCTTAACCATAAATTCTGCTTTAGTTCCAGTAGAGCCTTTTTGTACAAACATATTTATACATCTTTCAGATGAAAAGTTACCTGATTCACTCTTATAAAACTGTGGCGATATTTGTATTCTCATTTAATCCTCCATATCTGGGCTAAGGAATATGCTAGTTTCTTCACTATCAAATGCATTAGTCTCATTATATAGTTTGTTTTTCTCTGCAAATATTGTTCCTGATGTTATTTCATTTACTCCATTTTCTAAACATAGCTCGTTAGCTACTGAATATATTAGTAATTGTGAGAACTCAATAGGGAAGTCTACTTGGTCTGCTGGGCTATCTGTTACAAATAACGGGCTTGTTAAACTTAATTCAATAGTATGTAATGAGTCTGATGGTGTTACATATATGTATATGTTTATCTTATCAAGGACTTTCTCTGTATAATAGTTATACGGTATGCCTTCTTCTGTCTTATTACTTAAAACAAAGTATTCTTGACGAGAATATCTTACCATTTGATATTCAGATGAACTAGCTAAGTTCTTAACATTAGCATCATCAATCTTCATAGGCTTGGATATTATATTAGTATATGTAAATACACTTGCTCCATCTACTACATCTGTTCCTAAAGCTGTTGTTAAAGTAATCTCATTAACATTAATAGATAGTATCTCAAACCATTTTAGCTCATTGCTAACCATTATACCTAATTGGTCGCCTGCTGTCATTCCTGTTGCGTCTGTAACATCTATTACATCGACTGCACTTAGGAAATCTCCATCTAGTGTTGTTTCTATATAGGTCTCAGTGCATCTTGCATCACTACCTAGTCCATATATTCTTTGGCTACCTGCTAAGAATAAAGTTGCAAACTTTCTTTTCCATAGCTTTATGCCTTTGTTTATTAATTGGGCTGTTACTGCATTTAGGATTCTACGACCATCAACTAACTGTTCTGCTGTTAATGTCTCTCCTTCAGATAGTATACCTGCCTTTTTGTATCCTTGTATTATTATTTCAGAGTCTGTTGATATTGTACCTATGTTATCTGATTGTGCCATTTTATAAATCCTCTGCTTTTACTTCGTTTACTCCTAGAAAGATTACCGTTTCTTTTCTTACATTTGTAACCGACTGTTTATCGCCTCTTACTCTTAGTGTCTCTTGAGGGTGTCTTGGTTCTAAATTAGAACTATCACACATAAATCCGTATACATTCTTTTTTAAATCACCACTTTTTCTTTTAAAGCCTGTGAAGTCATCTATTACATTATGCTGACCTTTTCTATATACCATATCGTCCTCCTATAATAAAGGAAGGTTTTTACACCCTCCTTGATTAATTTAAGCACCTTCTGAACCATAAATAGCTCTTGGGTCGTCCATTGTAAACACATATCTTTCTGTTGCTTTGAATTTTTGATTGTTAGTATCAAACTCATTGTCTTCAGAGAAAGCTAGTGCTTTTCTTTGGTAGTTAACCATACCGTCTACATCTGTTCTAATGTACCAAGCTGTTGAACTTGATAAATAGTCATTTGTATATGGTGCTAATTCATTTTGAAGTGAATTAATCTTATTAGTGTTAGTAACTCCAGTTGTGCTCTCAGTTACTACAGTTGTAGACATTGCAGACCTTAAAATTTTGTCAGCTGTGTATTTCAACTGTCTTGGAACGATTAGTTTATCACCTTTAGCAGCGATTAACTTACCTCTATCATCTTCAAATCCTCTAATAGCAATTAAAGCACTTTCTAATGAAGCTTCTGATAAAGCTGTTGAAGCTAATTCGTTTGAGAAAGTTCCAGCCTTAGAAGGGTGGATTAGTGAAATCATTTCTTTACCGTCACCAAATGTGTAAGCAGAGTTGAAAGCTCTATTGTATAGATTAGCTCCAACAATTTCTTTAGTAGTTCTCATTGATTTAGCCAAAGCACCTGCTCTTGTATTTACCATTGATTGTAAATGAGCTGGATATTGGTTATCATCCATTTCTTCTTCAGTAATGATAAAGCCTAAGCCATAAGTAACATTAGTCGCTCTGTTAGTATAGCCTTGTTCCATATCGTCATACTTAATAGATGAACCTTCTGGTTTAACTGGTGCTAAGCCCATTGGTGAACTTAATACCGCTTCTTCGTATTTTCTTGTTGATATTGATGTATCAAATAAGTCTTTACATTGAAGTTCTTTTTCGTTGTATGTCATACCAAAAATAGTATAAACACCTTCTTTTAACATTTTAGGAAATGAACCTGTTGTAATTGTCATAATTTACTCCTTATAATCCTAATGAGTTGTTAGACTCAGTATGGTTGTTTATGATAACTTCTACAACTGCATTAGTTCCTAGAGCGTTATCTTCTTTATCAGCTAGTCTTAAAGCCTTAATTTGACTTGTAACTGTTGCTGCGAATGTGTCTAACACTTCGTAACCTGATTGGTTAGTTGCTGTTGAGCCAGCTGCTACTACGATTTGAGCATTTAGACCTGTGTCTACTGCATCAAAATCACCTGAACATTGAACTTCGAATACAGCTCTTGGGTCATCTACTACGAATGCAACTCTATCTGTTCCACCTGTACCGTATCTTGTAGATTCGTCTGTTACTGGTTCAAATCCAACTACAATACCTGTAATAGGTGTTGTTGCTGTTGCTGCTGCTAAAGCTAAAGCTGGTAAAGTACCTGGCTTATGCCCTTGAATTGTTGCTGTATTAGCTGTACCTGTCTTTACGACTGCATCACCAATGAAAACATTAGTTGCTACTCCTGACGGAATGTAATATTTAGTAACCTTACCGTTCCATCCGCTTCCATCCTTAGACATAATTGGTCTAAAACCGAAAGCATTATCTGTATTTGCCATTTTATTTATCCTTATATAGCAAAAAAGAACCTATACAGTTTATCTGCATAAAGTTCCTTTTTATTGTTAAATTGTTATGAATTATAGTTTTATCTTAGTCTTATCGTCCTTAGTGATTTCGCCATAATTACCTTTGATATTTTTTGCATCTGTTGCAATGCTTTCCTCTTGCCTATCAGTTTGTTTTTGGATGTATTCTTTCTCTTCGTTGTATGAGTCTTTTGTTTTAATCATTACAATATGACCTAATTCTTTTAACTCATCGTCAAGACTTCCAAAGAATGATATAGCACTTCCTACTCGCCCTTCGATATCTTTTGCTTTACTCATTGTTTCTGAGTATAAATGCCATCCTTTTTTTTGTTTCTCGCCAACTTGTGAGATTAAAGGGAAAGCGTAAGCAAAACGCGGGTCTTTATGTTCCTCTGGTATATCAAACATTCCTGTTTCTTTATATACCTTTTTATCTATCTTTATATTATGCAATGCATCTAACGGATTGTCAAGCACTTTTGTTGTCTTCTCTTCAATCGGTGTTATTTTCGCCACATTAGTTGCTGAATTATCTGTTTTATTTGGTTTGTTATCAGTCATTTTATTGTTCCTCTTCTAATTTTGATTCATAATGTTTTGTTTGCTTTTTAGTATAAGCTTTGATTTCATCGTTACTAGCTCCTCTGTTTTTCATCATTTGAGTTTCGTTTGTGATGTTAGAGTTTATCCAGTCCCTATCTTCTCTTGAAATACTAGGTGATGATGGCTTAGACTTAGACGAGTTAGCTCCTTGAATATTAGGTGCTGATGCTTTAGAATACGCCTTATCTTTAGCTAGTTGTATAATCTCGCTTGTAGGAAGGTCTTTGTTTTGCATATATGTTTCGCCAACCATTCTTTCAAATCCCATAAATTTAACTGGGTCTTGCCTTAACAACTCATTAGCTTCTACTCCACCTCTCCAAGTTTCCCACTCTTTGACCTTTTGTTGTTCTGTTTGTTGTGTTTGAGCCTGAATCTGCTTAGTATCATTTTCCATAACATCTAGCTCATTCTGCATTACAACCTTGTTCTCTGTCTCTTGTGTGGCAGTTACAACATCAAAGTCAACTGTAGCTTTAGCTATCTTACTCTCAGCTTCTTTAATGCCTCTCTCTAGTTCTTTCTTATGTCTAGCATCTTGTCTTTCCATTTTAGCCATTAGAGTCTTTGTAGAATTAGCCATATCTTTTCTTAGTTGGTCGTTACTATCTGCTAGCTTCTTATTATTAGCTCTTATAATAGGTAATTCGTTCTTACCGTCATTTATAAATTGCATAGCAGTCTTGACTTTTCTAGGGTCTCCTCTAAAGTTCTCAGCTGATTGCCAGCCTTGTCCTTTAGCATAGTTCTCTACTTCTTCTTGGTTCATTCCTTTTAAGTCCTCATTTGTTAGCTCAGAAAATTTCTTTTCTGTTACAACATCTGAAGCGTGTTCCTCTACTACTGGTGTAGTCTCTTCGTTATTAAATGTCATCTTAGTTTCCTTTCTTAGTTATTAAATAGATGTCAACATCTTGTATAGCTCTATACAAATAGTCATCATCCTGCCCAACAGCTTCCCCTCTATGTTCGTGAAATCTTACTTCATCACCAACATTCAGGTGTCTGTATTCCTTATGTAGAGAATTACCTAGTTTTATAATAATACCAGTTTTATTCTCAAATGTTCCTCTGTTCTTAACATCTGTACTATGTGTCCAACCATCATCAGTTTCTTTAATGATTTTTACCTTTACTAATATGTAAGTGTTAAGTGGTTCGTATTTACTTATTTCCTTTAGTTTGCTTTTCATTTTCTTCATCTCCTTGTATGAAATCTACTTTAGCTTCTAGTATATCTTGCCAGTTTCTTATATTAATTCCACATACTACACATTTCTTATAGTAATCTTCTTGACTACAATTAAGTGAAGTTTTAGATATACTTTCTAGTTTAATCTTCTCTGCCTTGATATTTCCTTTTATCCAGTCAAAGAATAGCTTTCCTGCTTCTTCCTTTTTCCAGCTGTTAAACTGGGATTGTGTTATTCTATCCATTTAAGTTACTCCTTTTTATTTCCTTGTCTGTGGCGAGTACAAACCTTGACTTTACATACCAACCATCCACTGCTTTAGTCTGTAAATCTTTGTCTGCTTTTTGTTTAATATACTTAACCTCTGGTAACCATCTCCATACTATGTTTAAGTTCTTCATATCTCTATTGCTAGCACTTCTATAAGGGATTAAGGCTTCAATATATTGTTTATACATATTTAATGCTTCTTGTTTTGTTTTGCAATACACTAAACAGGCATACCCTTCTTGTTTAATACCATAATGAAAATGTGTAGAGTATCGCATTATCTTTCTTTTAAACAATCCTGTTTTGAAGTACGATGATGTATTACCCATTACTGACTTATACTTATTCATAAACTCAAAGTCTTTGCTGTACATTATTCACCTCCTTCAAATGGGTTTGGTGCTTTAGGTAAAGTTAATGTACCTGAATACTTATCTACTATTTCTTTCTCTTCGACAATACTTTCTTCTGTCTCTTGTGCCTTAGCAATCTGTGCTATTGCATCTGTGTTAGTCTTAACAGTTTTGTTTCTTGCATCAATCTTAGCAATCATATTATCCATAGCTAGTTTCATTTTATCTAACTGTGTTTTCTGCTCGATAGAACCAGCCTGTGCATTAAGCAATAGATTCTGTGCTTTACCTAGTTCAACTTGATTCTGTGCCATAGCCTGTTCAATAGGATTAGGTTGTTGCTGTGGTGGTTCTTGCATTAAGTTCTTGAAGTTATCAATCTTCAATGCTTTAAGCATATATTCAGTGGCTTCCTCTAAGCTCATAAATGGATTGTTACCTGCAATAGCCATTTCATACACAGCATTTGCTCTCATCATACTTTGACCTCTAGTTAATGAATCTGTTCCGTTAATAGGTACAATTTCATATTGAGAACGCTTAGTCCAGTCTTCTTTACTAGCTTGTCCGAAATCCATATCCTCAATGTAATCATTAACATCACCGAACTTCTCTGTGAAGTATAGAATCTTTTTAGTTTCTTCCTTCATAGACCTACGGATTCTATTATAGATAGCTTTTAGTTCTGTTAAACCTTGTTCTATCATATACAATGTAGTTGTAGCTGGTGTATTAGCTCCAATGCTTTCAGGGTTAATACTATTTATGCTTGTAATATCCTTAGATGCCTGTGTTAATGAACCTAACAATGCAAATAATGTTGGTGATGGTTCAGAACCTTGAATAGGAACTATATTAGCTTTTAAGTCATAAGCTTCAGTTAATACTTTCCACTCACCCATTTTAAGTTTCATAGAGTTACCACTTCTTATACCAGAACCTCCACCGATAATACCACCACTTGTATTAGCAAGTGTACCAGCATCTATTAGTTGGTTAACAATAGTATTAGATGTTTTATTCATTGGCATTAGCAATTGACCGAATCCAATATCGTAGATAGGGTTTTCTGTATCTCTTATAAACCCATACTTAGTAAAGTATTCTACTGGTTTAATAGATATAACTTCTTTCTTGTCGTTATAGTTAATATCTTCATTATCAAATCGTTTCTGTATACTTAATAATTCTCCACTCTTAATATGTGTAATAATATAAGGTTCTTTAATACCGTCATCATCTAAGTCATACCAAGTATGTGTTTCTAATATCTCGTAGTTTGCATCTTCTTTTTCTTCTAAATCTACTTTAGAATAAATACCTGCTCTTTGTCTACCAATAATCTCACTCATAGTTAAGCTATATGTATGTGTAATTCTATCTGCTGTTTCTAATGTAGGTGATTCTGATATAATAATGTTATCATAGTTAATTAACTCACTCTTTACTACTTTATCAATAGGACACCAGTAAGTCTTTTTAAACTGGCTACCTAATAAAGCACTTCTTGAGAATAAATAGTCTTGTGTTTCTTCCCAGTCAGGTATCTTAGATTTTAATAGATAATTAACATACTCTGCCATTCTATCTGCTCTGTCCTGTTTACCTAATGGTTGTTCTGTTTTGCCATCCTTTGCTTGTTTGCTATTTACTTCAACAGAATCTTTACCAATAACAACACCTTTTACTATCTCGTCTTGTAATACTGCTGTTGAAATCATAGAGGCGATACTGTTACTATCTGCTAATATCATTGGTATTTTAATGTTACTTGCTTTTTCCCAAGGATGATTCTTCACTGGGTCTGTTACTTTAGACCTAGATGTTTTAATAATCTCCTCGTATGTTTGTATTCTTTCAGCGTGCTGTTTAGTATCATCATCAACTGAACCAGTTACCTCTGCTGTTATCTCTTGTTTTTCTTTCTTAGTTAGTTTATCTAAGATGTTATCTAATTCTTTAATGTTATCTAGTTTCATTTTGTTTTAATAACCTGTATAGCTATCCCTTTCGTTTATTGTGTTATCTTCTTCTTGTTCTTCTTCCTCTTGTGGGAAGATTAAGTTTATATCTCCTAGTCTCGCTAATGCATCTAACATATCATCGTGCTTACCTACTGGAAATGAATCCATCTCTATCTCAAAGTCTTTAGTTAGATTTACTTCCTTGTCTTCATAATCTGTATACATCAACTCAGTAGGTATGTATATCTTATGTGCTTCAAGATAAGGCTGTAGCATATCTCTTATTCTTTCTTCTTTCTTTATTCTACCACCTAGTTTTAAAATTGTAAAGGGGTAAAGTTCCTCCTCCATCTTTTTACGGATATGGTGTATATCACTGGCTAATGCAATCTCTTCATACCCAACTCTTAAAGGCTTGTACTTACGATGTAGTTTAAATAATGTCTCTACTCTTTCAGTAGGGTCTAGCTTATCTCTTACTATATCAAGTATATATATCTTACCTGTTTCACTTGTACCTATTACTATAAATGCTGAATAGTCTGAGTTCTTATTCTTAGCATTAGCAGGGTCAACAAGTATATATCTTATTAGTTGTAATTTAATCTGTGATTCATCTAGCTTACCGTAGTATTGTAAGTCAGCAACATCAAGTTGTCTTTCTCTTGAACCTTTAGGGTTTAGTAAGTTCTGTAAGTATGTAGTATGTGAACCTTGTTCAACTTTCATCTTGCCCCATTGGTGAGATGTTAAGAATATAGTCTCGCCGTCTAATGTACCATCATCAGTAGCAGGGATAATAACAAACGGTGTTCCTCTTTCCATAATCTCTGCATAAGTATCATATAGATTATAACGAGTTCCCACATATCTCTTCTGTGTTCCTTGCTCTGTCATCATCTTAAGGTTATCAGATAGTTCCCACATTGCAGTAGTCTTTGAAATCATATCTTCACTTGTTACAGAGTTTTCATTAACCATATCATCAAAGCTTAATATATCACAATGGAATCCTGTTAGCTGTGAATCAACTAATCCAAATGCACATAAGGTAGGTTCTTTTCTACTTGTATTTCTTCTTACACATATACCATCTTGTTCATTCCACATCTTAGCTTGCTTTTTAGCATCAGTGTATAATATATCAGGGAATAATATCTGCAATAGTTTATTATCTTCTAATATAGTTTTGATTTGTTTTAAGAATGACTTAGCAATCTTTAAGTTATAACTAACTATACCTATGCTATAATCAGGATGATTTAATATGTCTTGAATGTTTTGTGCTGTTGTTACTGTTAATGATTTTAAATGCCCCCTTGCAACTAAGAATAATCTATTAGGGTCTTCTTCTACTTGTTTACAGAAGTTAAATGGATACTCTGCACATCTTAATGCTTCTTGGTATAAGAACTCTTGTTGTTCTTCTGTGTTCTCTTCTGTTGTTATCTCACCCTTACTGTCTTTTTTATACTGATAGTTTTCTTTCTTAACTCTAGGGTTGTAGAAGTCCCAACCAATGATAGCCCAACATAAAAAGAATAAGTCATTCTTTGCAAGCTTCCTCATCATACCATTTCTATCTTTTGTTGGCATAGCTTTTAGCTCATCTAATAGTTTGAAATATGCGAATCTATCTTTTAACATTCAGCCCTCCAGTTGTGTCTATGTAATCGACAAGGAATTCAACATCACATTTTTTGCAATGATATTTTTTCTCAAACCATTTGCAATCTTTTGTCTTTTTTATATGAGGACTACCACAACAAACACAATACATCACTTTCTCTGTTACTACCTTCATTACTTAGTCTCCTTTTCATTTATCTCAAATGGTTTCTTCCAAGGTGATTGCAAAATCTGTGGTTGTTTTGTTATAAAAAAGGGAGGGGATTGCTTCATCTCAATAGTTGCTAACATACTATTATACAGTTGTTGTATCCTACTGTAGGTAGTGTTTTCTTTTGCTAATCCTAATGCATAATCTACACCGTTAATAGTTGTTTTCATCTCTATTGCTTTGTCAGTTACTTCTATTATTATCATCTACTTAGTCTCCTTAGTGTGTATATTTCCTATAATTTCTGCTTCTTCCAATTGTATTAAATCAAAATCTTCTATCCCTGTGCAAAACATAAGGTTATATTCTTTTAAACTAACTACACCAGATAACACTTCTTTTCTATGTGTATTTTGGCTTCCATTTTCCCAAGTTACTTTTAATACATCACCCTCAAAAATCAAAGTCCCGTTCTTATCCTTAAGACCAGTACATTGTTCTATAACAATATCATCGCTACATATACAAGATAGGTTAAAGAACTCCCCTTGTGCGTGTATTGAGAAATCATCATAAATATGTCTTTTACCTATGTTATCCCATACTCTAAATTTAAATCTATCTATCATTTGTTTGCTTTCTCCATCATATCGCTAAATGCTTCATCACTAGCTTCGTTTAATCCTAGCACTCCTGTAATCTGTTGCTTATCTGTTGGCTTCTCTCCAATACTATCACGGATAACTTCATAAGCTTTAGTATCTCCACTCATTGCTTTCTCTAATAATGCTGTGTTAATACCTTGAACAGTTTCACCTTCTTTAAGTAATTCTTTTAATGCTCCAGTTAGTAATTTCTTCTCTCTTTTAGCCACTCCACTAGCTATACCGCCATTCTTACCTCGTTTTGTTGCTTCTTCCTTGCTTTTAACAGGTTGTAAGTTATCTATATTAGGGTTTGAATTAGTCATTATTGTTGTCTCCTTTACTCAGCCCTAATGCTATATCAACACTTTGGACTAAAGTTATTTTTCCATCTATACAGTTTTCAGCTATTAATATATCATCTTTATCTATATTGTGGTTAACCTTTATTGATATTTCTTTATTACCATCTGCCTGCTTTAACTTTTCTATTAACTCTGATACTTTCATTGTTACATCTCTCCTAATTCTTTATTATACTTAGTCATTAATATTTGAATAAATGCTATTACTTCTTCTTCCATTAAATCATTATCTTTATTCTTATCTTTATTCTTATCTTTGTATTCTTTAATCTTTGCTTTAGCATCTTTAGTTAGTTTAATCATTATGTCTAAAGTTTCCATAACTTCATTTAAAGTTTTTAATAGTTCTTTAGTCATTACTTGTTATCTCCTATATCTTTTATAATCTCTATATCGAAATACTCTTCAATCTTCATATCATTCATTGACTCCTCGTGTTCAAAGTCGCTGAACTCATCAATTCTACTTATACCCTGCTCTTCTTCCTTGTTAGAATCAAATGTTAAACAACTATACTCATTGCAAACACTTATCTCTGTCATCATATAAACCCTACCTGTTTTCTTACTTGTAAGTTTAAATCCAATCATCACTTATCTCCCATTTCTTTTACTAATTTCTCTAATGCGGCTATTCTTTTAAATAATGCTGGAGCACAAGAGTGGTTTTTATCATCAATCATTACAGGCTCGTTACAATAAGAGCAAACAGCTTCACCACCGTTAAAAAAATCTATTTCTTTATCTGATAACTTTAATCCTATTACTAAACAGTTTTTCTTTATCTCATCATTTCTTTTTTTATGTTCTTTCAGCATCTATTTCTTCCCCTTCTTTTCTTCCATCACAGCACCACAATTTAATAACAACTTAGCAATGCTTAATGCAGATTCTAAACTTACTCTTAACACCTTAGCACTATCGAATATGTTTTTACCGTTCCAATCTTCTGTCTTGAAGTTGTAAGGCTTATGTTTAGCTAAACATTGTTTTATTAATCTATTAGTTTTTAATTTAGAATAACCAGCATTTTTTGCCATTTGACGGAATACTGATTGCATAGGTTTCTTTAATAGTTTAACTTCTTGTGAAGCTTCCAACCACACACAGCCACCACCTTTACAATATCCTTCTTCGTAGGAACTCATTGTTGACCTCAAAGCATCATCGTAGCGGTCAAGTTTTTCTAATGTCTCTGGTCTTGAAGCACCAGCAATGTTTAATGTAGCCACTTTTGAAATAAGTTTATCCCATTCAGCTTTTTTCATAGTCTTAGGCTTGTCTTTAGTGTCTTTAGTGTGTACGAATACTGTTTTATCTAAGTTTATAATAACTTTTTTACAAGTTCCTAACCAATCAGGCTGTATATCATAAGAAGAAGCACCATCATTCTGGTCTAATACTTTTGAATCTGTTAGTAATGCTATATTTTTGTATAGGTTATCTGTATCTGATGTTGATATAATCGCTATATCAAGACCTTTTTGCATTAACTCCCCTTTTTCTGTAAATTTATCTCTTCTATTAGTAATAAATGCTGATACTGTTTCTGTGTCTACTTTATCACATACTACAATAAATGACCTCTTTTCTTTTCCTAGAACTCTTTCATTAATTATCTTTAATATATTAGATACACTGTTAATGTCGTCTTTACATACCATAATTAAAGGATTATAAAATACTTCTGACTTACCTTGTAACATATTAGCTGATATAATACCGTCTTTTACTGTAAAACCGTTATCTATTTTGTAATGTGTTTCTTTTGTTTCTGACATTTCTAATGTTACATTACCGTCTTTACCAATTTTGTTGCATATCTCAGATACATTTTTGCTAATTTCTTCATCTCCATTACTGGATACATAAGCAATGTTGTATAAATCTTTAATGTTTTTAATTGGTTTTGAGGATTTTTTAATAATGTTATTTATAATATCAAACTCTTTATCTAGTTGTTTCTCTATTCTTGGTAATGATTTTCTCCAATGTGTGTTATATATTGATTGCATTAGAACCATTGCACTTGTCGTTCCATCTCCCACTTCATCTAATGTCTGTAATGATACTTGTTTAATAACTGTATCTAATAAGCTTTTTGCTTTATAAGCCTTTGCTACTGAAACTCCATCTTTTGTTATTCTAGAATCAGGCAATATAACAGTTTTACCCTTAGCTCCTAGTGTTATTGAGATAACATTAGCTATATCGTTTACATTTAGTTTCCTTTTAATCATTTGTTTTCCTCTTTGTTTAATTATAATTTGTTTATTTTATTTTGTCAACAGATTGTTTGAAATCCTCATTTGATACTTCCATTATTCCAACCTTATTACTCTCTCCTATATACCTTGCTATTAGTTTTTCTAAAGCTTCTATTCTTTTAAATAATACTGGCGAACAAGAATGTCTATCATCATCAACCATTACAGGCTCATTACAATAAGAGCAAACAGTTTCACCTCCATTAAAACAATCTATCTCTTTATCTGATACAGCTAATCCTATCTCAGCACAGTCTTTTTTTATCTTATCATTTCTTTCTTTATGCTCTTTTAACATCCTCTACTTCTCCTCTGTTTGTTTAATCGCATATAATACTTCTAATATTAAATTTCTGTCTTTAGAATATATAGGTTTAACATTTCCTGCTTGCATTACACAATAATTATTTTGAGTATCATAAACTATTTGCCAGCAATAATCTCTCACTTTGAATTCAATATAATCACAAGGGGACATACCAGCTACTATGTACCTTTTTTCTAATAATACAGCTTTATTGTCGATATGCTCTTGTACTTGTTTTAATAAATCCTTCATTATTTATGCACCTCGCTTTGTCCACAGCTATTCATATAATTCATTATAGCTTTTTTCTCTTTAGTGTTAAGGCTTTTTGTATGTTTGTGTACTGGTTCTATTGCAACCCCGAATCTTTTTAATATGTTCTTTAGTTGATGACCTGTGCTATATTTCTTTTGTGCTGGTGTTAGTACATAAAGGTACTGGTCTTTTAAATCTAATATTATATTAGCTTTTCTTACATTTTTAGCGGCAACCTTAATTAAATAATCGTAGTCGCTTCTGCTTATTATTTTAAATGGTAGTTTCATAATTCTTTCCTTTCCTTTGGTTTATGTCAAAAGTGGGTAAAGCATAAACTCTTCACCCTCTGTTATTATATAACCCTTTGTTTTATTTGTCAACTTTATCTTCATATATTATCTTATCGGTTGGTATTCTTCTTTTAATTAACACACAAGATGTTGGTGATATATACCTTACAGTTTTAGTGCCGTGTATTTCGTGTTTATCCATAACTTCTATATATGTTTTAGTAGCTACCCCATCTTGATAAAATATTTCTAATAATAGCTTCCATTGCTAAAGGATAGCCTTGCTCTGCTGTTATATATCCACTGTTTACTGCTACTCTTATGTTGTGTATTTGTAGAGTGTGAACTGAAATCTTTGCTTTTGGTATTTTATTTTGTATTTCTTCTTTTGTTAGTTTTATCATTTTATTTCCTTCTTAACCATAGCTTGGTAGTAGTACTCTGGATTGAGTCGACTGTCTGTCTGCTTTATATATATGTTACCTGATGGTATATATCCTTCCTCTATTTTCCTATTAACAGCTGTTTGCAACCAACTTATACTCATACAGCTTTCCAATATTATATAACTTTCCATTTGTTTATTTTCCTTTATTTTTTGTTAACCTTCTAGTGGTCCTGTATATAATCTATTTTTGATATTCTTAGATATATATCCGTAATCTTTTGCCAACTTAACAGATTGATATATAAAATCTCCAATATCTAAAGAGCCATTCTCATATTCTTTTATTATTTTATCAATCCCTTTTGTTAAATTGTGTTCTGCATTTGTTAACATACTACTTACCCTCCAATTCTTTTAAGTGTTTTTCTGCTTCTGCTCTAGTTGTGAAAATTCTTTTAAGTGAAAGACCACCCAATGAAGAAAAATCATATTCATTTAAATTTCTCTCACAAACATCACCATACTGGACAGTAAATATCTGTTTATTTCTATCTATAATTTGTTCCCTTATTCTTTTAATGCTCCAGTTATCTAAACAAGCCATTCTATTCTGTCTCCTTTTTTGGTGTTATATTAAAAGCTTTTGCTAATTTTTCTTTGTATTCTTTAGGACAAGTATCCCAATATAAAATATTATCTATTATGTCTTTTACACTGTTAAGCTTTTCATTCTCTTCCTTTAGCAACTCTATTTGTTTGTCTTTCTCTTCTATTGCTTTTGCATATTTTAATAATTCTTCTAACCTTTGTATTTGATTAAGGCAACTATAAAATTCAGCAGGATTTCTTTTTTCTCCTAGTTTAACTCTTTCTCTAGGTCTTATTAAGTTTTCTTCAATCTCTTTTAATGTTAATATATTCATTTTATTTACCTACTTTCTTTATTTTAATATCTCTTGCTGTGAAGTTACCATACCTACAACTATATACAAGTTTAGCTTCAAATAAATGAATTTTAGCTTGAATATATGTAGGATAATACTTGCTTATTCTTACATTACCTTTTGTTACATAATATCTCATTTTATTTGTTCCTTAATTTGTTTAATTCTTTTATTAAAATATTTTTTATGTCTTTTTCCATTATCTTTTTCTTTCTTTAGGCAAATGGGGAAGAACTCTGCCTTTGGGGATTGTTTATTTTAATTCTTTTAATTTTTCCATTAATTCTTTTTTATCTTTAGCCTTAAATACTTGATCGTGTGTTAAATCATCGTTCCAAATTTTTACACCATAGAAATCATCATAATCAGCTACCAAGTAAACTTTTTTATTTATATCTATGCGAACACAACCCCACATCATATAAGCATCTTTATAAATATTTTGTATGTCTTTTAGTAAATCTTCCATATCCGTATCCTTTCTTTAAACTAATACCAGCAGAACGGTTTAAGAGAGAAAAAGTAAGTTATTGCTTATATACTAAATAATATCTTCTTATATAAATTTTGTTTTA